AAGCCGTTTGAAAGCTTTTATTTCAACACAGACGAATACGGCGACCTAGAATCTGTCACTCAAGCATCAAACTCAGCCGATAAAACTATTTCTATGGATAGAATGATCCACCATGTCCACAATCCAGAAGTAGACCAAAACTACGGACAATCAGAATTAAGAGAAGCTTATCGAGCTTATTACTCTAAAGATGTCATCATTAAGTTTGAGAATATATTCTTAGAGCGGTCTGCGGGTGGGTTTATTTGGGCAAAACCCACTAAAGACTCCACTATCGTGGCAGGCAGCGCGCAAGAAACAAAGCTAAAGAACGTGTTAAGGCGCATTCAGACAATATCCAGCGTCTTAATGCCTAAAGATATTGAATTAAATGTCGAGATGCCAAAAGACACGCAGGCATTTGACAGAGCCATTGCAAAACACAACAAAGCCTTATCCAAAGCATTATTGATGCCTACGTTATTAGGTTTATCAGAGCAAGGCAGCGTAGGCAGTAACGCACAAAGCCAAACTCAGCTAGAAAGCTTTCTATGGATGCTGGACAGCGAGGCCGATGATTTAGCGGAAACAATAAACGAGCAATTGATAAAAGACTTAGGTGATTATAATTTCGGAGACAGTGTTTACCCTTTATTCTATTTCATGCCGTTATCTAATGACGAGCTAGAGAAAACCATTAAAAACTGGTCTATGTTGGTAGAGAAGAACGCTGTCGTACCTACTGATACTGATGAAGAGTACTGGCGTAATGCCTTGGAGCTTCCTGATAAGGGTGAGCCGATTAAGGAAAGCGATGAAAGGATTGTCGAAACTGTAATACCAAAAGACTCACCTAAGCCAGATAGTATAGTCGAGCCAAAAGACGAACCCAAAGAACCTGTAAAAATGAGCCGTGATAAGATCTTGTTTAGTCGTGCTTTGAAGCGTGTTGATTTCTCGCAAATAGATCGCAGTTCAGGAATCGCGGAATACCAAGGGCAGGTCCATCTTGCCAATGTTATGCAGGATATTGTCGAGTACGCAGCCAATGAGATACGCGCCGAATATTACAATTTACTTACTACACCGTCTGAGGTTAAGAAATTCAAGATTAAGCCCGAGCTAAAAGCAGACCTAAAGAAAGTGTCTAAGCGCATCCTTAAAAACGGGTGGCGTATCGGCATGGATAATGGCAAACAAGAATTAGCAAAAGCCGATAGCATGCGTATGAGTAAGATTATGTTTGCCGCATTAACGGAGCAAGCCGCTAAAGAGTTCTTTGAAGAAAGAGCCTTTACCATGGCCGGTAAGCTGTCCGATGATTCCCTTGCTTTGATTAAGAATGAATTAATGAACGGGATTAAGTACAGCAAATCAACCGATGAGGTGATTAACTCTATTTACCTCGCGTTTGGTAAAGGTGGATTATTAAGTCGTGAGTTTGTCGAGGACTTCTTAGGTGAGATACTAGATGTTAAAAATACCACCGCTCGACTGAATACGGTTGTAAGAACAAACCTATTTGAAGCAATGAACGAGGCTAGATTCTCATTGTTTACGGGTTCAGACGTTCAAGGGTTTGTTACTAAGTTAGAATATAGTGCTATACTTGACGGCAGAACAACAGATATATGTAAAGAGCTGGATGCGAAGGTGCTTTTAGCTGATTCAAGTGAATGGGATAAATACCGCCCACCGAATCATTTTAATTGTCGATCATTATTGATACCTGTAACGGTTGTTGATGATGAAAAGGTTAAGCCGCTGAATGAAAAAGTCACTAGCGGCGAAGTACAGCCAGCACAGGGATTTATGTAATGTTGCACACGATAGATAAAGTTGAAATCATGGCTACCGGCACATGGCAGAATATGGTCTTTAATGAAAAAGAGATCGACGGCCTTGTTGCTGCGTTTGGTTTAACAAAAGAAGAATACCAAGCCCCATTAAAGCTTGGGCATAATGACCAACAAGCTTTAGCAGATGGCGCATTGTCATTTGGCTGGGTAGAATCGTTATGGAAAGAATCGGGCGCAGATGGTGGTGTTAAGCTTATGGCTAAATTCACCGATGTTCCCAAGATTGTGTACGAAGCAATAAAAAACAAACTATTCAAAAAAGTATCAGTTGAAATGTTTAAGAATGTATCATTCGACAACAAGCAATTCGACTACGTACTATCAGGCGTTGCCATACTTGGCTCAACGCTCCCAGAAGTAACAACCCTTGCGGACATATCGCATTACTTTAAGCGTAACGGATTCGGTTCTTCCGAACTATTGTGTTTTAGTGCTTTAGACCAAAATGGAAATCTAATTAAGGAGACTGAGATGTCTATTACAAAAGAAGCAATGGAGAAAGCTCTCGCTGACCAAAAAGCAGAAATGGAGCTACAATTCTCTAAGAAAAACACAGATACAAAAACGGCAGATGAACTTGCGTTAGCGCAATCTGAAATTGTTGAATTCAAACGCAAAGAAAAAGAAGCGTCTGACAAACTTGCGGCAGACAAAGTGGAGTTTGCTCGTAAAACAGTAAATGAATTACTTGATAAGTCTGTTAAAGACATGGTTATCACCCCAGTACAAAAAGAGTCTTTCTCTAAAGTGTTAGGTGTTGATAAGGACAGCGTTGTTGATATTGACCTTGAAGATGTGAAAGCATTGATTGGCGAAAAAGCATCATTCAGCAAAGCAAAAGACGAAAAAACTAAAGGTGACTCTGAAATGACAGCAGGCGAAGAATTGCACTTTAAGGCTAAGGAATATATGGATGACCACGAAAAGGTTTCCTATACCCGCGCCCTAGAAGTGGCAATGGAAAAGAATCCAGAACTTGCTAAAGAGCATCTTAACGCAACGGTAGGAGAAGAATAATGGCTATTTCAAACCATACTATTGATTTTACAATCGTAGCAGCCGAAGACCTGTCAACACATCAATATCAAGTTATTGAGCTAGACGGCACAATCGCTAATGATGCTAATGCAGCAATCGGCACAATCTGTAATAAGCCAGAATCAGGCCAGGGTGCTCAAGTCGCCTCTTTAGGTATGATGAAAGCTAAAGCAGGAGCGGCAATCTCAGCGAAAGGCTTGATTACTGTAACAACGTCTGGTTATGTCATTACGGCAACATCAGGAACTAACGTGGTAGGCAAGAACACCAATACAGCAGTTGCTAGTGGTGAAATCTTCCCTATGTTCGGTAACTTTCTAAATGGCCGCGCTGCGACATAAGGAGTATTAAAATGAATGATTTATTAAGAGTAAACTTTGCCGCTGTAGGTAAAGAGCTGCATATTGATATCCCACTATCGAATATTGCAATCGATTTTACACCTGAGGGCATGATTGCGGATATGATTGCGCCTGTTGTTGGTGTACCTAATATTAGCGGCTCATTCCCTACGTTCGACCGTGCAGACACTTTCCGAGTGGATGATACGGCACGCGCCCAGGGCACAGAAGCTAATCGTGTAACTCGAAATGTATCGAGCGATAACTTTTTGTGTAAAAACTATGCGTTGATGGACGGTGTAACAATCGAAAATCGTTACAATGCAGATCCTATCTACGTACAAAAGCTCTTTAACGGCGGCGTAGGCTTCGTTAAAACTAAGCTGATGCTAGATTGGGAAAACCGAGTAGCGGCACAAGTAACTAACACAGCTAACGTAGGTTCAAGTACTGCGATTGGTTCAGCCTGGACGGATTATACCAATTCAGATCCATTAGGCGATTGCCAGACAGCCATTGATAATATCAAGGACTCTCAAGGTATTTCACCTAACCAAGTGACTTTCTCAGAAGAAGCATGGCGTAATTTCCGTAGAAATACGGCAGTTCGCAACTTAATCTTTGGCACAAACAATGGCGGTGGCTATCCTAGTCGTGACCAAGCTGCAAACTTGCTTGAAGTCGACAAGATTCTTGTTGGTGGCGCGTATAAGAATACGGGCGCAGAAGGTTTGGCAGAATCATTGTCTCAAATCTGGGGTGACCACGTTCACTTCTCATACACAGCACCTGCGCCGTCTATTATGACCCCTTCTTACATGTATTCATTCCGCTGGGAAACTGCCGGAATTCCAAACATGCAAGTAGAGCGTCACATGTTCGACACTAAACGTAAGTGTGAAGACTTTGAGCTTGGTTACTACCAAGATGAAAAGATCTCTTACAAAGACGTATCATTCTTGTTAACTAACGTAACAAGCTCTACATAATCGAAGGAGATTTATTATGGCTTTATCACCACGCAATGACGACAAGACAGGTAAGGAAATGTTAAAGGCTGGCAAGTTCAATGTCGGCCCTACTAAATCCGTATCTGAAAAACGTGCAGAAACTGCACAAGAAAAGAAGAAGTAAGTAATGAGAGGTCTTAGCAATAGTGTTAAGATCTCTTTTTAAATTAAAATGCCACAGGCTAACGGGGATATAGAATGATTATAGTAATGCACTGTTCAGGGATGCCATTTAATGGCGATACCATCAAGACCGAATCATTAGGCGGTAGTGAAACCGCAGCTTATTACATGGCTAAAGAATTAGCCGATAAAGGGCATAGTGTCCGAATATTTACAAATCACGCCGAGGCAGGAAAATTTGACGGTGTGCATTATGAACCATGCGGAAAGATCACAGAACGATTCCCGCTAGGTGAATTTTTCCACAGATATGCAGAAAACGTACCCAGTGATGTTGTTATCATACAGCGTCACCCTAAAGCATTTCTGCACAAGTACGCCTCCAAAATAAACTTATGGTGGGTACATGATTTAGCGTTATACCGCAGCAAAGCAGATGTTTCCGCACAATTTATGAATATTGACGGTGTTTTGACGGTAAGCGAATACCACAAAGAGCAGTTTTGTGAAGTTTACGGAATTAATCCAGATATTGTTTTTCCAATCACTAATGGGATTGATTTAAGCCTGTTTGATGATATTGGAGTGCATGACGATAGCAGGTTCGAGTTTAATCAAGATACTAAAGAACAAGTAAAGCTGCTCTACTCATCACGACCTGAGCGAGGACTAGAGAATCTTGTTAAGCCAGACGGCATAATGGATAAGCTTGCAGCTATTGACGATAAATATCATTTATACGTATGCATGTACGCTAACTACCCTCAAGAAATGGCGCATTATTACAGCATGCTATTTGACCGTATCGAAGAGATGCCAAACTGTACTAATCTTGGATCATTAACCAAGCAAGAATTAGCCGACGTGATGCGCCAATGCGACGCAATGGTCTACCCGACCAACTTTGAAGAAGTATCTTGTATTACGGCTATGGAATGTATGGCCGCCGGATTACCTTTCATTAGCTCAAGTCATGCGGCGTTACCAGAGACATGCAAAGATTCTGGATCTATTCTTTTAGATTTAGATGAAGATGGAAATCCAGATACAGATAGTTTTGTTACTGAGATAACCTCATTATTACCGTCTGACAATGCCGTTTCAGCAATGCAAAAACTAGCAGCCAAGAAATACGATTGGTCGGTATCTTGTGATGGCCTGTTAGCCCACATTAAAACTATATTCGAAGCATCACAAAAGAACGTAGGCACAATGGCTGAGCACTTTATGGCTATGAGCGACATTTACGCATTGAAATATTACGTTAAAAACTATACTTGCGACGATAACTTAAGCGATGCCATACTTATGGCTAAATCTAACGAATTGAATGGTTGCTATAAATTCATGGATTCCGATTCATGGGATAAGCACTATCAAGAATACTACGAGCATGAGAAATCAAAAGGGGTGCAATATGGCTACAATGGACACAGCAAAGAAAATGGCCGTGAGGACGTATCAGGCAGTCCTCGTTTCGAGTCTGTATCTAATTTTATTAGTGCCCTTGATGATAATGCACTTGTTCTCGATTATGGGTGTGCTCATGGTCACTATACAGTTGCTCTGGCGAAACGATTCCCAAAGCTCAACTTTATCGGTGTTGATATTGCCGCTTCTAACATTGAGACAGCCAAAGAGTGGGTTAAAGAAGAAGGTCTTACAAACATCACTTTTTACTGTGGGAGAGCAGATACACATGCAGAAAAAATCATCGTCCAGGGTACAACACAGATCGAATTCGATTCAGTAGATTTGCTTATTGCCGCTGAAGTCATTGAGCATTTAGAAAAATACAAAGAAACTGTTGATACGCTCTGCTTTCATCTGAAAGAGGGCGGAAAGTTTGTTGCTACGACTCCATACGGCGCATGGGAAGCGATTGGCTATAAGAAGGAGTGGCCATGGCGCGCGCACGTACATCACTTCGAGCGTCAAGACTTATATGAAGCGTTTGGCCATCATCCTGAATACAATGTGAAGGTTGCTCCACACGGGCATGATTTAGGGTCTTATATCTGGTCATTTGACAAACCGTCCGATCAAAGCCTATCTATTGATTATGATAGAAAGATTCGGGAAACAAAACCAACACGTCAAACGGTTAGCTTATGTATGATTGTGCATGA